TGATGTTGCCGGTACTGGTGACAATGAAGTTCATCCGAACAATCTGCGTGCGGCCTGAACCTTGCGACAGGATCGGCTTGAAACTCGGCGCGCAGTTGGCCACCGCCACCAGATCGCCGTCGATGTCGTACAAACCAATTTCGCGAATCCACTTACCGCCTTCATCGGCCGGGATAATCTGCTCGGCGATCAGCACCGTCGGGTTGGCCGGGTCAGTCTTAAGCTGATTCAACGGCCGGCGGCGCCATTCGCTGATCAGCTGGGTTTGCGTTGCACTGGGGATCGGGTCGGTGCCGTTGGCATCCCCCACGCCCATTTCGGTGATCTTCCAGGGAATGCCGAGCGCGTCGGCGTTCGCCTGTTTGGCCATCCCCAAGTTTGTGAGGATCGCTAAAAACTGCGAATTCGCATCAATCATAATAAACGTCCAGGGTGTCTATGGAGTGTTCGCGGCCGACCACACCGAAGCGGCCTGTGACCTCAATGTCACGCATCACTGGCGGGTACACGTCGATTTCGTCGCCTTCGGAGAGGGATACGGCAATGTTCAAAGCGCCTTGAGTTTCCAGGCTGATCGCCAGGCCGGTCAGATGACGGGTCAGGGGCTTGGCGTCTTCAATCAGCCAGGTCAGCTCTTGGTACATCTCTTCGGTGATGCCGGTGTCGAGTACTCCGACCTTTAAGGCGAAGGTGCCCGGTACACCTTCCGGCACGGTCTGCCACCACTCCAGCACCTCGATTAGGTAACCCAGCGGTTCGACGACACGGCGCAGGGCGCCGATGGTGCCCTTGCGTGAATGGACGTAATACGAGGTCTTGATGACCTGGCGCTTGGCCGCTTCCGACCAGTTGGAATCCCAACGGTCAACCGAAAATGCCCATGCGAGGTAGGGCAGCAGGTCGACCGGGCAGCGATCGGGATTGACCAGGTCGCGAATCGGAATGGGAACACGCTCGATGCGAGCCAATGCCTGGGCCGCGAGCTGTTCCAGCTGGCTGGCACTGGGCGGCAACAAAGTGCTCACAGCTGACCCCCGACCATGACGGAAACGCCGGTGCAAAAGGCCGCCTGCGCGGTTGTGGGAGCCAAGTCAGTCCAACCATTCAGCACTACCTTTCGAACACCTTCGACATGCAGGGCGGCATGAATGGCGGACTCCGACACTTCAACACCCAGGCGCCGACGTTGCGAGACGAAAGCGGCCAACTTGGCCTCGGATGCTGCGCGAATAGGCTCAGCCTCCGGGCCAGTGGTGGCCAGGTACAGCACGGCGTCGACGGTGTACGGCAGAATTTCAGCGGCTTGCACAGTGAGACGATCAGCAACTGGGCGCCGATCCTCGTCGCTCAGATAATCAAAGACGATATCAAGCAGCTCTTGGGAGGCAGAGCCATCGCCCAACAACGCCTGAACAGTCACCACCGCCACTGCAGGGGACGGGCTTTCGGCCGAGGCATCGGCGACACGACCATCTGCGCTACGCGCGTGCAGGATGTAGCTGTTGCGCGGGCCTGCAGTGGACAGTCCTTCCCAAGCCATCTGCGCGCGTTCGCGCAGGCTGTCGTCCGACTCCATCACTGCTGTGACGGGCGGAACCGCAGTGGGATTGGCTGGAATGACAACGAGCCGGTGTACGTTGACGTTGGCCGCCAATTGCACCAGGTCATTATTTTTTGCCTTGGCCAATAAGGTGGCCAGACAAGCCTCATTGACCCGCTGACGCCAGATGGTTTCGCGGTAGGCGTTTTCCTGCACCAGTTTGGTCAACGGCTCTGATTCGAGCGCGAGCGTTGCGGCAACTTCCGCCTGCTGTTCGACGGGCCACAGACTGATAGCGTAAGCCTTGCGCTCGGCGAGGATCTGCTCGTAGTCGATCTGTTCAACCACGTCGGGGTCCGGCAATTGCGCCAGGTTAATGGGCGTGAAGGTTTTCATGCTGTTGCTCCCAAGCTGAGAGGAACGCGTAGGCTCAACGGCTCATTGGTGTCGACCAGGCTGCCCTCGATGTCGAGAAAGGCCTGACCGGCAACATCACCCAATGTCAGCTGAACTCGACTCAGGCGGATGCGTGTCTCCCATCGCATCAGCGCTATGACCGTGGCCGCATAAGCCTGCAGTCGCGTTGAGCTGTTGAGCGGCCAATCAATCAGGTCGGCGAGCTGACTGCCGTACTCGCGCCGCATTACCCGGGTCCCAATAGGTGTGGTCAGGATGTCGGCGATCGATTGCACCAGGTGCGCGTCGCCGGCAACGCTACGGCCGGAATTACGATTCATGCCGATCATGGGACTGGCCCATCGGAAAGCGCGTTGCCACGCAGCACGCCCGAAGTGCGGTGATTGATCAGGCTTATTTTTTGCTCGCCGGCCACAACGTCCTCGGTCACCTTCACGAAACCGTCTATATCGACGTCGCCCTTGATTTTCAGACCGCCGGGTACGATCAGCTCGACTTTGCCACCTTCTGGCAATGTCGCGGTCAGCGTGTGGGTTGCGGTGTCGTAGTCGACGACTGCGCCATCGCGGTATCGGCGCCGGCGTCGCGTCGATACGTTGTCCGGCGCCGGGAAGCGGTCGCTGTACAGGCCGAAAATGACGAAACCATGGGTTGGGTTGCCGGAAGGCGAAAGCACCAGGCACTGCTCGTCGATACTCGGCGGATCCCAGTCGCTATCCTCCCCCGCACGCAGGGCAAAGAACGGCAGCCAGCCGGTCAGCAAGCCGCCGGTTTTTACACGGCAACGCGGCTTCTCCGGATCGAGTTCGGCGATGGTGCCGGCACGTATCAGGTTTTCAAGGCGTCGAGTCAGTTCAGTAAGAGAGTCCATGCCGCCGATGTTGCAGGTCGCGCGTGCGAGCTGCATCGGCGGTGGGCTGTAGCGCGAGTGCGTACAGGAGAAGGTCAGCCTGCGAGGTGATCGATGAACAAATTCCGGATGTTCTCCAGCTCGTCACCGCTGAATCCCAATAGCTGCCGGGTTTCGTATTGCACGTCTGCTTGGCCGCGCTCGGGTCGATCCTTGAGGCCGTATTGGTGAACCCGGGCGATGCGGCTCACACGCCCAACGAATCCAACCGACAAGCCGTTCGCTGTGATTTCGGTGCGCAGGTATCGGGCGGTTTTCAACTTGCCGAACATCTTGCTCTTGATCCGGCCTTTTTTCCCACGCAGGTCCTTGGGCTTGCGAGGTGCGAACGCCGAACCATCAGGATTGCGCTGCGTTGTGATGCGTTTCGACTGGCTCCGACGGAGATCCCGGGCGACAGCGCCCAGCAGCTTGCGGCGTTCACCCTCATCCAGTTTGGCCAGCAACACTGATACCCATGTTTCCAGCGCTTGCAGGTCATTGCTCATGGATTTTCCCACCGGGCGATCAGCTCGCCTTCGGGAGTCAAGAGATCAAGCCCAGGCGTGAAGAACGGCTCATCATCGACCACGGGCTCTGGAGGATGATTGACGACCAGGTTGCCGTCGTCCTGGCGTTTGACGATCACACGCTCAGTGAGCGGTAGCTTTATCGACAGGTCGACCTTGCTGTTATCCAGAACGTCGACTTCGAACGCGACGGCGTCCTTACTGCGCTCCAGGTTCTCCATCAGTTCGCGCTGATTCACCAGGATCCAGGCGAACAATGGGACGGCAATGGCGTCAGGGTGGCCGGCGTAATCCGTAAAAATCAGGTTCAGCGTATAGCTGTACTCGAAGGAGAGCCCAGGGGCAGCGGTGCTGCGCATGATGCCGTTGTCGATGAACACCATCATGCGGTCAGGATTTTTTTTCAACCCTGGCACCGAGGCCAACAGGTGGGCGCGCAGCGATTCTGGTTTGTTCATGGTTTGCCCGCCTGGGCTTGCTGATGCTCGTAAACCATGTCGACCTGCGACGCGCATTGCGCCCAGTCGATCTCGGTGACGTCCTGGTCGTTGAGCAGGGCGCCGTTCTTATCCGGTTTAGTCGCCGACAGCGTGCAGGGCACCACGGCCGGACAACCAGTCGCGATAAGCAGCGGCTCCGGTGATGGCGGGGCGCTCGCGCATCCGGCGAGCAGCGTCAGGGAGAGGCTGATCAGCCCAAAAGCGAAGTTCGGCATTCTCACGTTTCAAGTCCTCAATGGTTCGTTGACGGGTGGCGAGCCCTTGGCGCAGTTGGTTTTGAACGCCGCGCAATACGGTTTGGGCGTTCCGCTCATCCTGCAGTGATTCCTGAAGTTGGTTGGCCGTCGCCTCGCTGCGCGTTGCCCTATCACGAGCGGCATCTGCCGCTTGATTCGCCAGCTCTGCATTTTTGTCAGCGACCTCGATCCGTTGGGACTGGGCCCAGATCAGGACCACGATCGAGCCGAGCAAGGCGATGCCGTAGAACGCCTGGCGCAGCGTGCTCACGCTCGGTACCAGCCGAGTTTGTTCATGTCGCCGACGTCCAGCTTTGCGAGAGGACCGCGCACGATCACGACTTTGCAGCCCGGGGTCATGATGTGAAGGGCTTCGCCCAACAATGCCATGTCCTCATGCTCGGAGGTCTCAGGCACAACTAACAGATCGCCGTCCTTTACATTCAGTCGCTGCACAGCGTCGAAATCGATCATTTGAAAAACTCTCCGAGGTAGAGAAGACGAAAGTCTTCTGGGCTGTGGACTAGACGGGCTTCGCTGAGCGTATCGCCCATGTAGAAAGGCCAGGTGTACCGCTGGAAATGGCCGCTGTTGGCTTCGATGAGACGTAGCAGTAAATCGTTTTCAGCAGTGTCAACGCCCAACGTCCGAAGGAACTTAGGTGTGGTGGCGTAGTAAGCCCCGGGCCGAATTTTGGTTGAATCTAGCCAGTCGAATTCGTCGTAGAACCAGACGCAATCGTTCGTGTCGTCCAGCAAAGCTTCGCTATTCGGCAGAATCCGCGCCCCGGGTAAACGGCGTTGCATGTCCTCTACCAGCCCGTCATAGGTGACAAACTTCACTTTGCGGCCGGCGGCCAGATACGGCTTCGCACAATGAATCAGGCGCTCGGTTTTACCGGTTTGCCTTGGGCTGATGTCGAGATAGGCAATGCGTATGTCGGTCATGCGGCCTCCGAGACGGGACAGCCCGCAGCGTGACGCTGATAGGCGCGCTCCAGCTTGGTGTCGTACAGGTTACGGGCGTAGTTGGGGCCGTTGTAGGCCTTGGCGAACGCCGCCCATTTTTTGCCCTTCAGCGCCTTGAGCAGCGCCGGGTCAGCTTCGATAAAACGCACAAAGGCTTCGAATTGCTCGTTTTCGTTCCGGGCCATCCGATCGGTAAAGTCCGTCACGCTTGCGTAACCGAGGCGCACGGCGTGATAACCCATCACCTGAAACGCGCCCCAGCTGGCCGACTCCAGCGCGCAAAGATCGTCAATCAGTCGGGCATTCGCCAGGCGCTGGTGCTCTGCCGTTCCGCCGGCGTAACCACCTGATTTCGGATTGACCAGGTTGGGCTGGACCGCAGCCAGTTGGTCGGCGTGTGCCTTCAAATCGGCGGGATCATCATCAGGTGCGCGCGGCGTCGCCAGCTGGCGATACATGATGTGTCGCTCGAAAAAAATCTTCGGCTTGCCGTTGTCCAGGAAGCCACTCCCTTGGCTTTCGACTTCGTTGACGGCCATGATCGCGGCGAGCTCAACGCCAAGACGTGCAGCCGTCTTGACCAATAGGTCGTGCTGCAGCAGGTTCGAACAATCCGCGCCGGCCAGTGCCAGGGCGGTTTTCGAGCCCGCAACACCGTCAATTACCAACCCAACCTGACGCTGGTAATTACGCACCGCGGATTCGGTGGCATCACCGAAATCGCCGTCTGGATCCAGACCGGCGCCGTGCAGGTTGAGGCGCTGCTGCAGTGTGCGGACTTCTTGCCCGCGATCGCCGTGGCGCAAAACACTCATAGCTGATCTACCTTGCGGTTGAAGAATTGCTTGGCCAGTGCACGGGTTCCCTCAACACCGAGCAGGCCAATCACACCGCCGAAGAACGGGCCGGTTGTGGCCGGAATGCCGAGCAGAAAGAGTCCATGGCTGGCTGCAAGCGCAAGGGCGCCGCAGAGGGGAGCCTCAAGCAAAACCCGCCGCCAGGTGCCGCCACCGTAGATGATCCGCAGAGCGGCAATCACACAGGCGAGCCCGCCTGCGTAGAAGGCAGGCCAGTTCAGTTCGAGCCAGGCAGCGAACCAGGCCCATGTATCCGGTTTGTCAGGCATGCGCGTGATTCCGCTGTTCAAGGTTGAAGGTGATGGAGTGTCTGTTTGCGTGTTTCGGTGACTCAATCCCATAGGTTCACCATTTGCAGATCCGGGGCTTGCGGCGCGATATCCGGCAGCGCGACAAGGGTGCCGTGCGGAATGATCGTGCCGAAATCCGACAGTCCTGGATTTGCCTCGAGTACAGCCTCTGTGATGCCGGCTGTGCGGCCGTAAACCCGCCAGCAAATGGCGTCGACGGTGTCACCCTGATCGGCATACACGGAGGTCGTCATCAGATGAGCTCCACGGTGGAATGGCCGACGCCCAATAGATCGCGAATGGCGAAGCGGGCGTCACGGCGGTATTCATCGACCGAAGGAGTCAGTTCGTCTGCGTTCTTGTTGCCGTCGACGCTGGTGTCGTAGCTGCGATATCGCTCAGCGAGCTCAGCTCCAACGCTGCAATAAATTGAACGGCGGTACAGGTGGATGAAGTGGCTTTCGCCATTGACTTCATACGCCGGAACAGCCGCGACGGTGGTGTATCCGTTTGCCACATGATTCAGCTTCACCTTGGCCAGTTCGCCGTTCACCTGGATCAACGCGTTGACGGTCACAACTTCAATGCGTGCGTCAGTGATGCTGCCATCCAAGCGAATAGCGGATCGCAGGTGTACAACATCGATGTCAGGCCAGAACCCGTCATTGGTGATGACAAAGGGTTCGTCGGTGCTGCCGGTGGCAATAAATCCGCTCATGGTTCAGCCCTAAGTCGGCGGTGGCCGGGGCGTCACAGCAAGGAAAGGAGAGAAACCTGCTGTTCAGCCCCGGGCCGCCGGGGTTGCGGGGTACGCTCGGTCAGCTCCCTGGTGGGGGAGCAATCTTTTTCAGGAGGCGTTCAGCGCCTTCCAGATCCTTCTTGCCACCGCAGCTGTTGTTCAGCTCGATGGCGCGTTTCAGCAGCTCAATACCGGCCATTACCTGACCGGGTTGGCCCGGGTTATCGATATTCAGGCCGGCCACGGTCGCGCGTCCTGTCGCCAGGTACAGCTTGGCCCTGGCTTCATCCGGCATGTCCTGTTCGGCGGTCAACTCCATCGTCCGATGCAAGATGGCCAGGTCGAATCCGCCGCCGGTTTTCTGAGAGCTCAACGCCGCTTCGGCGACTTCTTCAGCGACCAGGCAGCCGGTGGTCCGTTCGAAGCGATCGGGCATCAGAAGGTTGTGCTGCAACACATACGCTGCGATATCGAGCGCGCCGTTGTAGTCGGCGGCATCTACACGCCAGATCATGATGGTGGTGAGTACTTCGTCCTGGGCGCCGTTGCCCGTTGCCAGAACACCGTCGACGTAAGGCACGTAAGCCGGCAGAAGCTGCAACTTGAGCGCGGCTTTGCCTTCGTTCGACTGGATCTGTTTCAGGCGCAGACGATCCTGCAGCAGCTGGGCCAACTGCATTTCGTAGGCCGTCCCGCCCGCCATCGAAACGGCGGGCGAAGCGGCAGCAGCCTCCTGCGAGGCAAGCGCCTTCAGCCGGTGACGTTGAGCGAGGGAGAGGGCCATTGTTACGCGGCCTCTTCGATGTTTTCGACCAGGGCGCCGAGACCGAAGTCTTCGATCACGTAGTCTTCGTTCGACGATTGATAGTCGGCGATGCGATCGCGCTCTGGCTCGTCCTTGGTCATGCGGCGGCGGCTGCTGATCTGGAAGTAGATCGACAGATTCTTCAGCGTGGTGATCATGATGCCGCCGTCAATGAAGAACGGTGCATCCTCGATCGGCAGGCCACCCAGCGTTCCGTTGGCGATGATTCGCGCGGCTGCCAGCTCGTTCTCGTTGTCTGCGGCGCCTTCAATGTTGGCCAGGAATTTCGCATGCAGCAGGTTGCGATCGACCAGGACGACCAGATCGGGACGCTTGCGATGCCATGGGTCCAGCAGTTGGATGGCGTCGTAAACCAGACCGTCGAGCGTCTTGTAGTCGCCGGTCGGGCCGATGGTGATTTTGCCGGCGACCTTGCCGCTGCTCAGCACACGCTCTGGCGCTTTGGTGCGGTACTTCTCGAGCCAACCCACGTTCACGTCCTCCAGCAACGGGAAGGCAGTCCGATCGGTCGTTGCCGCAGCGTGGGTACCGTTGAAGCCGATCATGATGCGGTCAAGCGCCTGGCGCTCGACGACCGCACCAGACAGTCGAGCCTGGAAATCCGGAAATTTTGCCCAGGCATCCAGCAGTGCATAAGGAATAGCGGTGTCGAAGTCAGTCTTTTTGCAGCTGTAAGTGTCGTTCTTGAGCGAACTGACACCGCGAGGGTTCCGTGCGGTCTGGTTGGTGTCGGTCCGGCCGGCGATGGTCGAGCCCACGCCCAAAACGATGGCTTCACCGTCTTTCTCGTCGACGCCCAGCACGTTGATTTTTTTCAGGAACGCACTGGATTCCTGAATAGCCGTTTCCAGCTTCTGCTGAACAGAAGGGGTGACGGTGAATTTCTCCGCCACCGACCCAACGGCGTTGATCGATGCAACCTGTTTGGTGAAGCCGTTGAAGGCAAGCCGTGTTTCGTTACGCATGGTGTTCTCCTGGGGAGCTTATAAGGGCCGACTTGATCAGTAGGCGGTCAGCACAGCGCCGTCGCCGCCGGTCGCGGCTGGGCGGTTGGTTTGGCTGTGGTCCTGGGTATCGCCCAGGCGCTTGATCAGGTCCGCGAAGTCGGTGGTCAGCTTTTCGTGTTTGCCTTGGAGAGACTTCAGAGCTTCATCGGCTGAGGCTACGACTTTGGCCTGATCGGCGGCGTGACCAGCCAGAGCCTCGACGGCATCGTTCAATTCGGAAAACTGAGCGTCGTCCTTATTGGCCTTGGCCTTGCTACGGCCGAGCAAATCGGAAACACGGGAGAACAGGCCGTCAATCACGCTCGGGGTTTCGACGACTTCGTCAAACTCCAGCTGCGCTTCGACCAGCTCCGAAAACAAGTTGTCCGGTTTGCTTTTGCGTGCCTTCAGCGGCGAGGCATCGGGGTTCTGCGCGCTGAACGTGAGCATCTCGGTACCCAGGCTCGCCGGCGAATCCGTGACAGCTAACCCGTCCAGGTAAGCGCGGCCGGTGTCGGCAAACTTCGGCGAAATTTCAATGCTGGTGTACAGCTTCTGGCGTGCCTTGTTCATGGCGATCAGGTCGGCGGTCGGCTCGATCTGAACGAACAGGGCCAGCTTCTTAACGCCGTTGACGTCGACTTCTTCAGTCTTCGCGGCCAGCACATCGCCATAAGCTCGGAACGGGCTGTCAGGCAGGACGCTGCGATAGTGTTCCACCCAGACGCGAGCGGCGTAGGTGTTCGGGTTGTAGGTTTCAGCGGCATCGACCAGCCACTGGCGCTCGATTTGACGACCGTCAGTGGTCGCACCTTCGACGGCGACGCGGAACCATTTGGAGCGAAACTTCTTTTTCATTGAGCGAGTCCTCAAAGCGGTGCTGCTGGGTGCAGTTGCGTTGAGGTGCATCGTCGGCAGTAGCGTCGTTACGGGCAATCAGCGCCAGTTGTAGGTCCGGGCGCTACATGGCACATCGCTACGCCTTCACGCGCGCGAGGCGTCAGCATCGCCGCCATGACGACAACCGACGCCACTCCCATCCGCGATAACCGCCGTCAGGCAAAGTTCCTCTACTGGACCGGCCTGCGGATTTGTGCGATCGCAGAAATGCTGGATGAAAAAGAAAAGACCGTTCATGCGTGGAAAACGCGCGACGAATGGGATCGGGCCGACAACGTCGAGCGCATCGGGGGTGCGCTGGAAGCGCGTCTGGTGCAGTTGATCCTCAAGGACGGAAAGTCCGGTGGTGATTTCAAGGAAATTGATCTGCTGCACCGTCAGTTGGAACGACAGGCCCGCATTGAGCGTTACAAGGCTGGCGGTACCGACACCGATCTGAACCCCAATCTGGCTAAACGCAACGAAGGTCCAAAGAAGAAAGCGGCTCGCAACGAGTTCAGCGAAGAGCAAATCGAGCAGCTGACCGAGGCGTTCAAAGACGGCTGCTTTGGCTATCAGTTGGACTGGTACCGGGCGAGCAATCAGCGCACCAGGGCAATCCTGAAAAGCCGGCAGATCGGTGCCACCTACTACTTTGCCCGGGAAGCGTTCATTGATGCCCTGGTCACCGGGCGCAATCAGATATTCCTGTCCGCGTCGAAGAACCAGGCGCACATCTTCAAGGCCTACATTCAAGGCTTCGCCCGCGAGGTTTGCGGCGTCGAGCTGACCGGTGACCCGATCATTCTGGCCAACGGCGCCGAGCTGCATTTCCTCGGCACCAACGCCCGAACCGCTCAGGGTTACCACGGTAATTTCTACTTCGACGAATTCTTCTGGACCTTCAAGTTCAACGAATTGAACAAAGTCGCCAGCGGCATGGCGATGCAGAAGCAATACCGCCGCACCTACTTCTCGACGCCATCGAGCATGGCGCATGAGGCCTATACGTTCTGGACCGGCGAGCGCTTCAACAAGGGCAAGCCGGCGGCCCAGCGGCTGAAACTCGACGTTTCGCACGACGCGCTGCAGCAGGGCCGGTTGTGCGAGGACCGCATCTGGCGCCAGATCGTCACCATCCTGGATGCCGAGCAGCGTGG